CTGCTCTTTTTAGCGCAAGCATTTCCTGCTCAAGAATTTCTGATCTATCAAGGCAAGTGTTAATGCAAGATGCCAGCTTGCTAATCGATCGCACTTCATCTGCCCGATCGCGTTCTGCCAGCAAGATTAAATCATTTGCCTGCACCTCCGTAAATTTCTCGCCATCGTTACCCGTGCGAATGTAGTAGCTCAGCGGCCTGCCGTTTTTGTTCAGTCGCACTCCGTCGAAAATGTTTGTCTCTGTGCCCAAGTAGGTCGGCGTTTCGCAGCGGTGCCCTTCCACCAACTGAATTAGCGGATAGCCGTCACCGTTATCAGTTAGCAGAGCAAATATTTCGTTATCTCGCAACATGGTGCGGGTGGCTACCTGCTGCATGGTGTTCCAATCCAAAATTCCTCTCACGTCGCAACTTCCGCTCCACATATCAAACCACGCTTCGGCGTCTGCGTTCCATGCCTCGTCGCTTGTACGGGATTGAGCTTTGATGCCAGAGCCAATGGTATTGCGGGTGATAGTATCGATTGCGCCGCGAATGGTGGGGTCGTTATAGCAAAGCCAGCGGGCTAACGATGAGATTGCCTGCCGTGATGCGGCGCTAACGTCCAGCCTTGTATCGCCTAGCTGTGCTTCGACAAACCGACGCTTACGAGTATCCGGGCCAACCGCACGGAGCATGCGGCTCCATGTCGTGATAATTTTTGAACCTAAACCCATATTAGTAGCTCACTGAATATGGCTTTTCCAAAAAGCGGGGGTAACTCACCAGGCTTTGATCGCCTGTAAAGATTGCCGCAACCTCTGCGTCGGTCTTGCCTTGAATTAAACGCCACCCGTCTAGAGCCGCTTTAGCCACCTCAACAGGCGTGATGCCTGACGTGACTTGGTAGCTAAACGATTTGCCAGCAACGGATGCGGAGATCATTGTGCGGCCTCCGTTTTGAAAAACTGTAACCTGCCCTGCGGCAATAGATTCCAAGGCCAGCAGCAACGCGGTTGCGTTTTTGCTGCTCTGAATCCAGAGGGAAAAAAGGAGAGCACGATCCACGACTCCGTTCCCATCGTGTCAATCATACCTTCGCGTCTTGCGTCATCGCTGCTTCCGCCTGAATCACCTTACCCCACACTGCAAATCCAGCCAGGTAGGTTTCGCAATCGTATAAATGATCCTGCCTGCCCTTTACCCTAATCCACTCATAAACGTCCTTGCCAGTCTTGCGGTTAATCCGATGCGCCTTCCTATGGCTGGCCATGTGCTCTCGATAATCTGGGCTGACGTCATGGGCTACTTCCCAGATCGGCCCTTGCCCTCTCCGCAACCAAGCCAGCAAATCTTGGCAGGCCGGTGAGCTGAGAAGTAGCAGACGACAGCCTGCGTCCGTTGGCTGATCCGAGCTGTGCACCGACTTCATGCGCCCTGCTTGCCCCTCAATATAATAGTACTGGCGCTCCTCACCCTTGATCGCCGTCCATCCGTACCGCGCGGCGATGCGGTAGGTGTCTTGAGTTTCGTAGCCTGAGTCGATGCAGGCGTGAATGTTCTTCACGCCCAGCTCTGCCAATGTGTGAGCCACGTCCTCAATCGTTCGCCGGCGGCCTTCTTCAATTAGTCGGCTGGATCCGTCCCTGGCAAACGCACGCACCACGAACCAAAACTCGTCGATCTGCCTGTCGATTGCGGCCAGCTTAATGTGATCCGTTTCCCATTCCTGCTTTTTGGCAAAGGCTCCTGGCGGGATATTGTTCAGCTCGTTGTCGTCAAACTGATCCTCCCACGGCATCGCGCTCCAGCCGTTCACCCATCCTTGCAAGCCGTGCAGATAATGCTTTTCAGTTAGAAACTTTTTGGCGCAATCCGCAAAGGTGATCGTCGGGGAGTACCAGCTCGGCAGGCGGAACGATCGACGGCCAGCCTCCGAGCTTGCGTTTGCCGCCACCCATTTACCCTGCTCGATCGACTGGCGGCGATTGCGTTCACTCCACGGTGCGTCGCACTTGGTGCAGTGGTAGGCGGCTGTTTCAGTTACCTTTCGCATGTCCCACTTGCCATCCTCTGATCGTGCGCTTTCATCCCATCGGATCTGCCCAAACTCCATCGCTTGATATTCCCCGCACGCATGGCAAGGGACGTGAAAAGTCTCCTGTGTCCCAGCTTGGTAATTGATCCAGATATCGCCGGTGTTCAACGTTGGCGTTGAAGTCAGTACGTGCTTGCGTTGCGGGAACGCCTTTGTCCGTTCCAACGCCAGAGAGTAGGCGGCCGCATCTTTTTCGGATGGAGTTGCAAAGGAATCCAGCTCGTCCAGCACGGCTATGCAAATCGGGCGTGAGCTTAAGTTTGCCGGGCTATTTGATCCGACTAGGGAAAGAGTCATGGTCGCAAACTGCATTTCCAAAATCTTTAGGTCGTCCATGTCTTGCGGGAATAGTCGCTTCACAGGCTTGCACTTTTCAAAAATCGGAGTCAGTCGCGTCTCGCTGTATGACCTAGCAAGATCAGCGTTAGGCATGACCAGCAACGCCGGAGCCGGATCGTTCGCAATTCTATACGCCAGCCAGATGGCCAGCGTCAGCGTCTTGCCTGTCTGCGATCCCCAGCAAAGCGTGACTGTGTGAACGCCAGGATCGGCTAGTGCTTCCAGTACGCCCCGCACGTAAGGCGTCCACGTTGTGTTATATAAACCCGGCCGAGCCGTCAGCCTGCTATCTAGCTGAATGTTTCGCTCCGCCCACTCGATCACCCCTGGCGGCTTTTCGTAGTGCCAGCGGATCCGTGCTCGTCGGCGTAGCTCCTCTTGAGCCTTGCTCACAGAGCTGCCTCAACCTGGCGCATGATCTGCCCGACTTCGTTTTCAACTTCAGCCTCTACCTCAACTGCTGGGCGATTTGCGCAGATCGGGGCCAACCGCTTTGCCATTCCTTTAAGTAGCGGGACAAGTGCGTTATCCCTTCCGGCCAGTACCTTGTCGGCCTCGTCTACTGGCACCATCGTGCCCTCTGCTTGGTCGATGTCTGGCCGGTCGCCTTTCATTCTACGCAACGCCTCAACCAGCTTTGTGTAGTTGCTAATCAACTCGGAGCGGTCGGCTCGCGTGTCGTCCTTTGCTGATTCGCCCAGGCTCGCAGCCAGATCCTCAAGTCGCTGGATCTCGACGTCCAGCCCGCCGCCCTTGGCCTTTACGAGCGGCTGGGCCTCCACCTTCTTGCGCTGTAAATAGACGGTGGCACGGGATTTACCCGTGGCGGCCATCGCCCTCTTTACGTCGTGATTAACTGGCCTACCCATAGGACGCAACTATTGCGGGGCTACACTTAAGAAATCAACGGGAGTCGTTTTCACCGCAGGCTTTTGCCCTGCTGAGTCTACTAACAACTTATGAGCATTCATAACGACCGCTCTCTTATTTCAATGTACTTCTTAGCGATCGGCTCTGCGTAGCGTATAAATTCTGTTCGCATGTCTGACGTCCAAGCTTCAGGCTTGGATCTGTTAATGAACCACTGACTAACTTTAATAAGCGGAAAGAAGAACGGCTTGCGCTCGCTTGGTACGGATGTCGTGATCGGATCAGGCAGCATCTCTGTCCACAACATGATCTGACGCAACACAGTAGGGTCACCGTCTTGCAGTTTCTTTTGATGTAACGCAACACGCTCCAACCGTTTGCCTTGCTCATCAGTTAGCTCAACTGACTCAAGTAACGCAGCCACGTTCTCGCCGTTAGCTCTTGCACTGGATATGATGGCACCGGCCTGAGCTGCCAAGCCTATTACCTCACCCATCTGCTCTAGCGTTTCGGTACGCCTCTTGTTTAGTTTCTTAATTACTTCTTTGAGTTCTTGCATCTGTCCCTGCCTTTCAATAGTGCGGCATTGTTAAACTTAGGAATTTGACGACGCCGCTTGTCGTGGTGCTTCCTTGCCCTGAGATCGTATGCCTCACGGGCCTTCTGACTTTTCTGCGCTCTGACAGGCAACCCAAGGCGATCGGTTAGCCCTAACACCCTCTTACTAAACGCCTGTTTAGTTATCTTGTGCTCTTTAGCCAGCTGGGTCATAGACTTAGTCGATCTGTTAAGCACAACAGCCAGCACAGACTGTTCCAGCGTATCGGCCATGTTCTGAACCGCAGGATGGTCTGGCGCTTTAGTGATAAGGTAATGGAACACCTGAGTGGTCAAAGCCACTGAGGACGTTGTAACAGTCAGACCCAGTTCATAAAAAGCCTCATGGACTAGATCCGCTATCCCATCAATTCGGGTGGAAATGTGGGCCGAACCGCAGGGGATTCTTTCTAGCATTTGTTGGTCAATCATAATGAACGGAAATCGCCCCTATCGATGGTCAATGGATGGAAACATCGAACCCTATTAATGGATATCCCCTTAAAGGGGGGATATCCATCAATAGGCGTTCTACCAATTAACGGTGATAGAACATGAATAAGTGGTGATAGGCTTTTTAGGCTCATTTTTGTTCCTCATTTAGTACGTATTTTTTAGCCTTTTCAGTGCCTGTATTTTTAATCAGACCCTCTAATTCCCAAGCCGCCGTCAAGTCGCGGCTCTTGGTATGACCAACTTTCGACTTATTGCGTATGCAGCTTTGCAAATCGCCTGCACTTATGCCCTTTGCTACGATGTGCTTGTAGTCATCAAAATTAACCACAATCTCCGGCCTGCCAGCCGTCTTGGGTTCTGGCTCATCAGCAGCAATCCACGCCAGCCCTACATCACTATGACGCAGGTTGGCGTGAGGCTGCACTGCGTTTTGCGCTATAATGCCCTTACAATTAAGATTAGACCGCTTGCCGCGCTTGGTTACCTCAAGCCTGTAAATACGCTTGCCATCGGCATCCTCGCCACAAGGCGCAAGGGTTAATACGCTCCTCGCCCAATTCGTCAGCTCGCTTGAGCCGAAACCGCTATACGCCTTGTCTGCGCCTTGATACCCGTTGCCTTCCTTAACTGGCTTGGGCGTGTGATGAATGAGCATCCAAGCAAACCCAGCCGACAAAGATAGCGGGTTAAGCATATTGCGTAGGAACGCACTTGCCGTCTCCTGGCTGGATAGGTCGCCACCGATAAACGCAAGCAATGGATCAATCCAAACTAGGTCGGGCTTATACTTTTCTACTAAGCGACGCACCCGATCCACAAACTTCTCCCCTGTGGAGGTGCAATCACGCACGATAGTTACCCTAGCCATAACCAATTCTTTTTGCTTATCGGTAAGGTTCATCGCCTTAAATACGCCTTGAACTGATTCGGCGACGTCTCCCTCGTCGTTCTCAGCTTGAATGATTAACGACTTCAAGCCTTCACCGTGTGGGTTGATTCCAAAGAATGATTCAGCAATCGCCCAGGTAATCGCTGCCTGCATGCAAAGCACGCTCTTGCCAAGGCCACTGCTACCCACCCACAAAGCCGATCCGCCACGGCAAATCCACCGCTTGCCTAAAAGTTGTGTGGGATCTGCGTCCTCCTTAAAATTGATCAAGTCCACCCACTTGTACGGCTCTGGAATATCACCGTAAATCGTGCGCTCCTGCCATTCAATATACGTGAGCGTAGGTGCACCGCATTCGACAAGCTCCTGCTGCTGACCAGTCGCCGTCCTCATAGCACCGGGCAACCTGGACAACCGCCCGGCGTCCTTGTTGGCCGGATCCAGCTTTGTGTGCTCTAGGTGCTTGTAAATAAACGCCACACGCTCGGCAAACTCCTTGGCGTTGGCTGCACGTACATCAACAAAAGCATGCAGGCTTCGTGAACCGCTCTTAATGATGGCAGAGGTGGGCAGGCCACTGCGCTTAACAATCGCCCACTGTTCTTGCAGCGTACTTTCGTCAAATTCAATTAGGCAGTGCCGATATTTCGTGACGTGTTCTGCAGCTCGTCCGTTTCCATTGTTAGCGTTAATCGACACATAGACGCCTACTGCATCGCCCTGCCACTCTTTCAACCCGTCGGCCTTAAACAATTCTAGCCATTCCTCACGGCTTCGCGTCTCGCCTGCACCGTCCGGCCGCTCGCGGTCGCCGTCCCGAATCGATCTTGTGATATTTATGAAATCGCCCACGTCAAAACAGGTAGTCAGAAACTTATCTACCGGCCCGCTCTCTACGCTGATGGGCATTGGTGGAACTGGCATATCCTCCCTAACGATCGCCCCGTTCTGATAGCCGTACTTTGCTTTCGGCCTCCAAGGCTCCCTGGCTGGCTTGCTGTAAGCGGATTTTACGGCTGCCACGCATTCGTTCTGCGTTAGCCCATTCTTAAATCCCCAGATCTCGGCCTCTGACTCCGCATCAAACTGCGACAAGCCTTGATCACGGAACTGCAACGCCATGCGGAACAGTTGTGTGTTGCGCTCACCTTCAGGCGCCCCGTTGTGGTAAATGGCCTCGGTGGCTGGGGGCAGTGCAATCATTTTTTTACAAGCCCTTCCAGAGCTTTCTTAATCACATACTCAATTACTGCCGCTTCATCTTTCTTTAACTGCTTCAGCCCAAATGCGTGCAACGCCTTTGCCGTCTTGGCGTCATAGGTTACGTCGACTAAAACCTGCTTAGGTGCGGGCCGTGCTTTGCCAAAAGTAATTTTGCCTAGATCCTTCATTTGCGTTTTCTCCTTTTGCGGGGTTTGACTTCTTTCCAAACGTTAAAATCCTTGTCGCACTCAACCGACCAAAGCATCAGTTTTTGATAGAGTGATCCGGCCAAACCCCAGCGGCACAAAGTCCTGCTAACCAGATCACCTAACCAGTATAGAAGCCACGACAACGCCCTCATTTTTTCTTCTCCAAATCCCGCTTTTGGTACGTCTGCGCCCGCTTCAGCATCTCCTTGGCAATGTGCAGCGCCAAATCGAGGCGGCAGCGAGTTACGACCACACGACCGTCGGCTAGGCTTTTCTTTGCCCGCTCAAGAATTTCGATTTGCCAGGCGAGGCGTTTTACGCTCATACAGTCCAATAAGTGACGTTGTTTTTGCTCAACATGTTCTGAGCAAATTCAGAAATAAAAACGTCATCAGGAAAAACACACTGCACGTCGTAACCATATGTTCTATAAATTAAGATTTGACCCATAAGCACTTTTATAGACTTACAATCGGTGCAAACTTTGACCTCAACAGCTAATGGTTTCGTGTTGTCTCGCTCTACTACAAAATCCGCTCGCAGATGGCGAACGTTTTTACCGTAAAAGGTACTGGCCACGTTCGCCTCCTTTCTAATGAGTGCTTTATAAAATTTTTCTTTTAGCTTTTCCTCTACAACGCAAAGCATCGATTTTTCGTCATAGTAATTACTAGAATAAGTGCGAGTAATAGACGGACCAGTTCTATCGTGCATTTTAATTCGTTTATTTGATATAAACCAATAAGCCTTTGTTTTGTAGACAAGCAGAAATGCAACGCCTTTATCTACAAAAATATTTTTAGCCGCCCTTATTACTGAAAACCCATTTTTATATTGCCTTAATATTTTGGCCGCTGTTTTCCTTGCCCAAGATCCCCTGATTTTAAATTGAGCATCAAGCGTTAAAGCAGCTTTCTCTCTTTTGAGGTTTTTGAGCACAATATTTTGCGCCTTAGACAATCCATTAAAATCTTTTATTGTCTGAAAATTTTCAGTTGATTCTCCATTTATTTTAAGTATTTGACTAATTTTCGGCTTACAAATCCCACTAATTTGTGATATGTATCTGATCGATTTTCCTCTTTTTCTTAAAATAACAACAGACTGCTCGTCTATAACTGGCCTTCCTTTTAAGTCTTGTCCCTTAATAAACTCTTTTTTAATTGACGCCCATTTATAGACCCTTTTGTAGCCCAGTCTTTCAGCTACGCGTTTTACAGACTCTATAGTGTCTGGATGTCCGACTCCCTTTAGGCACCTATCAACTGTGGTTACCCCTATTCCCAGCTCATTTGCGACATCCTCTTGAGTAATTCGACGAGGGATTAGTGCGTCAAAATAAATCTGATTATTTGCCCCAAACAAACAAGATTGAGTTAGTGATCCTACGCTCACCACTGCCCTATTCCCCAACGGTGGCGATTGGCGCGGGCCTCTCGCACACAGTCGGCGTACTGCTCTAACGTGTAGGTGCAGATAATGCGGCCAAAGAACATGGTGAGCAGATCCTGCAAGCTCACAGCACCGCCCTCGGCAGCGGCCCCGCCAATTTGTAGTGGTACTTGGTGGCGTCGTATTCCAGCGGGTAGCCAAAGAAATCACGCAGCAGATCGATGTCCCGCTGAATCGTTTTGTAGCTACATTCGAGCTTAACGCCCAACCTGGCACAGCTCGGCAAAGTCAGATCCCGACGCAACATTCCAACGATCACGCCCAACCGGCGCAACGTTGGCCGCGTATCGCCGAGGCCCGCAGCGCGATTGCGTTTAGAAGCAAACGTTGCGGCTTTTGTGCTCACTTCATCACCTCCACCATCGCCACCTTCGGCAACCGCATCGCCTTAAACTGCTTTTCACTCGCTGCAAATACGTCGATCACTGGCAACTTTCCACCGCTCGCCTTTTTGCTTTTTACGGCAGTGCCAGTATCAACTGCCACCCACTCACGCTTTCCGCCCATCACTCGTATCTTTGACCACAGCGGAATGATGTCTGGATCAACGGCGCAGTGACGGCCAGCACGCAACCTGGTGCCAGTGCTGGATTGATAACGGCTGCTCCACTCGTCCTCGCCCGGCCAGTAACCAGTAATCCGCACCTTAATTTTCTTCACGTCGATCTTTTTTGCGATCGGGCGCAAATCGATTAGGGCGTTGCCTAGCTTTGTGGTTGTGAATCCCAATAGAGCGATGAACGAAAGCAGCATCCTCATAGCCCGCTCCTTATGCGCTCGATCAAATCGTTCTCGCGTCCTTCGGCAGCCGCCAGCGCAGCCTTCGCCTCGGCCAGTTCACGTGCCAACGAGCGCACGCGGTTGAGCAACTGCTCGTGGGTGGATTGTTCGGGTAGGATCTCAATCATTGCGGCCTCCGCAAAATAAATGTGTAGAAAATTAAAAACGCCGCAGTAACCCAGCCTATGTTTCCCTTGGCCGCATTAAGCAAGACCAGCCCTGCATACACTAATGGCAGCGCCTTATCGCAGCACCGTTCAATGCATTTAATCATACCGCCACTTCCCTTGGGTCGTACTTCTTAAGCCAGCGCCACACCTTGCAGATGGACGTGAACGCATCGAACGCCTGGGCAACTTGCTCGGCGGTGTAACGGATCTCCTGCAACTGTCCGGTGACTGGATCGATCAGAACGTTGCGGCAAGCCATCCCCTCGTCCGTAAAAGCGTACGCATAGGCGCTAAGCTGAAGAAGATCGGTTTCGTAGCCTGATGCTTTTGAGACGCCTTTTGCATCTGTTTTAAATTTGCGGGTCTTAAAATCTACCACCTCGATCTCGCCGTTAATGTCGCAAATAAGATCCACTCGGCCTGCGTATCCTTCGGCTTCATTCACCATCACCGATTCACTGGCGTGAACTTTTGTGACCTCTTTATGCCATTCCTTTAGCGATGCAAAGTGAGGCTCGTATCCTTTTGCCAGCTCGCCCGGCTCCTCGCGGTTAATGATGATTTCAGCTAGGGAATGAATGTGAGTCCCGCGGGCAGCAGCGGCCTCCACCTCCTTGCGGCTGTCCAATACCACACGCTTGGCAAAGTCGCTGTCGGCCTCGCCATCGTTCCGTGGTAGCGACAAAGCGGATAGAATCGCCTGCTCCTCTTTCCAATTCATTAGCCCCTGTTTACTAGGGCCAGCCGCTCCGAGGATTGTGGTGACGGACGGAAACGCACCCACCTTGCGGGCGGATCGCAGATCGCCGTGGCACGACTCGCCTGACTTTAGGTAGTAGTGAGCCGACTCCGTTTTTGCGGTGACGATGATCGGCGCCATCAGTTCCACCTTCCGATTGCGGGCAAGAGTTGCAGGCCGAGCGCTACGGCTAGCAGCGGTAACATTATTTTAACTACGATTGATAGGATTTCCATGGGGGGTATTTCTGGCCGAGGTGGGGATTGCCCACCCCGGCCAAATGCTCAGAACGGCATGGGTGCACCGTCTGCATCTAACTCGACGACGGCTGGTTTCGGGGCGCCAGGGCGATTGCATTTCCTGACGAAGTCTTTGTCGACTTTCACTTTGTTCGCACCGGCGGGCAGTACCGCCTGCACGTTTGCGTAGGTTGAGCCATCACGCTCCGCATGCGTCACGAGGATTTGGCACGGCTTACCGATCAGCGTTTCCAAATCCAGATTCTGCGGTGGCGCCTTTTTGGCGTAGGATTTCAGATCTTTGAACAGAGCTGCCTTTTCATGCAGGCTCAGTCCGTAACGCCGGCCGATGGTGAACGGCCGCCCGTCCTCCATCTTCTCGGCAATCTGCCATACCAGGCGGATCTGATGTTTCTTTCCGTACTGCGTTTCTATTACGCCTAGATCCTCAACGTCGCAGAACACTGCGTCGTGATTCCCTTCTGGGGCTGGCGTATATGTGCCCCCTCTTGATGCTACGATTGGCATACTAGGATTTCCTTTCTTGGTTTCTTTGTTTTTGTTTCTTGGATTTGCGACGACTACTCATCGTCACAAAAATCGTTATTTCGGTGCGGTTGGTTTAGGTCTTGAAATTCACGATCGGTGATGTGCCACGCGATCTCATGCTTGCGGGCCAGATCCTTTGCTTGTTCCACTTCGCCACGGTTCAGCGCCTTGACCACTCGCTCGGCTGAATTGCGACAGGCCATCACTTCAATGTTTTCAATTAGCCGAAATTTCATCAGGTCAGTCATAATCAGCCCCGGCGGTTGTTGCCGTAGTAGTCGCAGAAGCGCTGAAACTGGTAATCAGAGTCAGCCTTTTCGCGTTCATAGACTTCGTTTTCATAGTCAGGCTTCTCGTTTTCAAATTCAGTGGGTTTTTTTGGTTCGCTCATTTTTTCTCTTTCATAGAGAGGCGGAATGACTTGGCCGTCATCGCCACTGCTTCAGCCGTCAGGCACTTGGTCGTAAAACGCCAGATCCGCCAGCCCAGGTCGGCAGCAGCTCGATATTTTTCGCAATCCTTTACCATCCCCATCCCACGACCGTGCCTGCCCCCAAACTGTAGAAACGCACCGCCGTCCAGCTCGATTGCGCAGCGGGCGGATTTGCAGGCAAAGTCAAAGCGCCATTTGCGGGTAGGGTGAAAAGTGTGCTCGGCCACTAGCTCCGGCCCGCCAGCTACTTTCCAAAGCATCTCAAACTTGGTGGCTAGGGCGCTCATAGACTTGCCCCCTGCTTTTCAATTAATCCTTTTAGGATATCCTCAATTCGTTCTAGGCGATTGCGTAGCTCACGATGCTTGGTCTGCAGATCGATCAGCGCGGTAGTTTGGGAAAGTTGAGCCGATCCGTAGCTCTGGCTGGCGGTGGCTGGCAATACGCCCTCTTTTTCTAGGTCACGCACAGTAGCCGCAGGCGGATAGAACGCCCCGGCCACGCCGCCTTGGGTGGGTGCGGGGGCACCCGAACCAGAAGCGTAAATCATAACCAGTCCTTAAAATGTTTTCGGACTACATCGATAACCCAGCAAAGAGTAAGAAGGCAAACCACAAGGCCGCCGATGCCTGCCCCGACAAACAGCGCCCAGCCGACGATTAATCCGGATAATTGCGACAAGTCGCGTAATAGCTCCCAAGAAATCATCGCTGGGCGCTCCACATGCGTGCGACGGACGGGTTAGGGTGGTAGGCAGGCTCCGCCGGATACCCGCCCCGAATTAAAAGAGAATGTTGCTGGTAGTGCTTCTTTTTAGGCTCAGTTGTTACTGCCGTGTTACCGTTTCGGCGTAAGTCATTATAGCCATAAGCCTCGGACGGGGTGGGATTTGAACCCACGGTACAATTACCTGATTCGATTTGATCTATTATGCTTTGGGGGGTCATAGTATATTATTGCGTCAAACTAAGTAAATGTTACCGTTATCACCTTGGCTTATTCCTACATTAAAAAGGGTAGTCCTTGGTTCTTTATTCGGTTCAAAGATCCAACAGGCAAGTGGCGTAGCAAAAGCACCCGCTACCGAATCGACAATACTCTGCATCGCGCAAAGGCAACGGCTGAGGCCGCAAGAATTGGAGTGAACGAAAAGCGAACGGATAACGGCCACGACTGGGTTGATGATTTGATTGAAAATCACCCCATTTCTACTCTGACAAAAGTTTACTACAGGAATTGCTGGCGTCATCTTGCGCGTTTTATTATCGAAAAAAAAATAACCCTGCAAGCGTTTTCTCCATCCGACTGTGAAATTTATTTGAAGTGGCGCCAAAGCCTTCCCCGCACCTCGGGCGGCAAGGCGGGCAGGAACCAAGCCTGCCAAGATTTGAAGATTTTGAAGTGGATCCACCGCCAAGGGCGACTGCTTGGCAAAATGGATTCCGTTGCCCTTTTGGATTACAGAATTAAAAGGGGGCCGATAGCCCGCGTAAAACCTGTCTTTTCGGACAATGAAATTAAAATCACCCGGAAGGCTCTGGCTGTAGAAGGTGTGCCCGAATGGATGCGAGTCAGTTTTGAGATCGCCCTGGCTACCGGCTGCAGACTTCGTGAAACACAAATCCCGCTTGAATGCGTAGATCTGAAGAATCGCGTCCTTACCTTCCCCTGCCCCAAGGGAGGAGCTGGCAAATCCTTCTCCATTCCCATACCGGCCGCCATCGAACCCATGCTGGCTAGAATGAAGGCCGAGGGCCGCGAGATCACTTGCGAAGTGCCCCGCACGCGGGCCTCGCTTTGCTGGCGTAGGCTCTTGGATATTTGCGGGCTTAAACGTCACTGCTTCCATTCCCTTCGGGTAACCCGAGTGACGAGACTGCGGCTTTCAGGCTGTTCTCAATCTGTCGCCATGAGACTCGTGAATCACTCCTCGACTTTAGTTCACGAGCTTTACCAACGGCACTGCGTAGACGATCTTCGCGATGCAGTGAACTTAGGCCAGTCGTCCGTATCATCCGCCACTGATCAAAGTCAGACGGAATTACCTTACCCGCGATCAGCGGAAAGCCTGACAGTTCCCGCATTTGCTTAATCCGCACGTAACCCAGCCCGTAAGCGGCGCCTAATTGGCGTAGGGAAAGAGCTTGGTTTTGCTGGCGCAGTTTCATGGCAATATCGTTGAGGCGCCCCAAGCTCATAAGATTTAGATTTGCTCTCCCGATGCCCTTGCGAGCAGTTGAGTGATGAGCTGTGAAAGTGAAATTCGACGAGCAGCGGCCAGTTTCTGTGATGCCTTTTTGACCGCCACTGGCAGGACAATGTTTGTCTTTTCAGACTTTAATCCGCTGAGTGGACGACGAGGCATACGCCTTTGCTACGCATACACGGCGTATTGGCAATACTTTTTTTTGGGTATTAACTTTTCTTTTTAAACTTGAATGCGTATTTATTACGCATACAATGTCCCTTATGAGGAAGGTCAAAACCAACCTGACTATTGACCCAAAAGTGAAACGCAACGGCGAACGAATGGCTAGAAAAAGCGGATTATCCCTTTCGGCATATATCACTACCCTGCTAGTAAAAGAGCTGGGAAAACAGAAAAAACGCTAGGTTTTGCCGGTTTTAATAGCCCTAAGCCGATAGTGCGGTACCCTGCGACAGTGTCCAATTTTACCGCCGCGCTGACTTATTTTAATTTTGATTGAAAATACTTTTCTTTCTGCCCCTCCAGCTTTAATCATGCGGGTTAAAATTTTGTTTGTATAAACGTCCGACTTGCCCCACTGCTTTGCTATCTCAATTTTTGTGTACCAACCCGGCGGCACTACCTCCTCCCGATCTCCGGCTACGTAGGCGTCTAGAGCTACTGCCCAATCTTTTACACTGGGTATCGCCACACGCCTCCTATGGGCGACAGTACGTTCACCGTACACCCTTCCCCGCTCTCTACGTACTCGCCCCAGGCTATCCCATGCTGCCACCTAGTAACCGAGCGCTGACGCCTGGCGTAGTGCATGCTGGCGATATCGGCTAGGCAACCGATCGACCAGCCCACGGGTGCGCCAATGCTGCGGCCAGCGGTTCGATCTACCCGGTGAAGATGCCCCATGACGACAGGTCTGCGGAGCATTTCAACGTGGTCGCGTACCGCGCTTGACTCTGAATACATAAAGCCGTGGCCAAATGCCGTGCCTCCCAGAATGCGCCAGCCTTTCTCAATATCATAAGGCACGTACTGCGCCTTTAGATCCTTGCACATGTTGTAGATCTCCGACTTTGCCGACGTGCAGCAGTGCGCCACAATGGCGCTAGGCGAGTATTGCAGTGCGGTTAGCCGGTGCTCATGGTTGCCCTCAAATATGAAACGTGGCGCCAGTTCTCGAACGAAATTAAGGCCAGCGTCGAAGTCCTCACGGATTGATACCGTGCGTTCGGGAGAGTCAGGATCTTTCCTTGCGCTACCCATTAGCCCAGACAGATCTACAAAATCGCCTAGGTGAAGCGTTATATCTGGCTGCCACCGGCGCTTCATTTCAATAGCGGCCTTGCAAGCGGCCGCGTTCGCCAGGTGACCGTGAGAGCAGCTGACCGCCAGCCACTTTTTCCATTTGCGGATCACCTTCACTTTTTGTCTTGGGCAGATGGAAAGCCCTGCAATACGGCTAAAATCTGCCTGCAACTTTCACGCGATTGTGCCGCCACTACGCTTTCGTCAGCAGCACCCATTAGTGCAAGCTCCGCAATCACAGAAAGCTGCATCTTTAATGTGTGAACGTAGGTACAAAGATCCAGCACTTCCATCCAAGCATCTTTCCACACCGGCCGGCGCCATAACGCACCGCCGTGCTCCTCTTGGCCCTTGCGGTACTTAGCGTCTACGTCATTGGTTAAATCGCGAATGATTCCAGCCAAATGCTTCTCGTGTTCAGGCGTCACCGGCTACTCCACGGCTGACTACGGACTAGGCTAGTTGCCTTTGTTTTTTGCGGGATATCCTTGGCCCTTACTTGTTCCACACCCTCGCGTGGAATGTCACGCCAGCTCTTAAATAAACTGGTTTGCAGATGACCTGTTTCCCAGGAGATGCCAACTAGCCCAAAGCTCAGACCTACGTGCTCGCCTAGCTTAAAAGCAGTTTCATCGTCCCAATTCGCAACCCATAGATCCGCATTTTTGGCCGTCCTTTTTAGCGGCACCCAATCAAATGCCAGCCCGTAGTTATGATAACTTTCCCCTGGGCGAGCCTTGGTCACGATCTTGCCTTTGCTCGTCCTGCCTTTTGCATAAAGGGCAGCTTGCTCCTCCATGGTGCGACGGCCGCAGTAGATCAGCGGCTCAATCCGGCTGGTCACCATCTCGTTCACCCAGCCCCTTACCTGTTTTTGAAAGCCGACGTCTAATGTATCAATCGCCCGCAGGGTGCGGGAGCCAGCTTCAGCCAGGCTGGTCACTGCCGCGCTCGCTCGCGTTGAGTTTCTGCCAGGCTGTCAGAAAGCGCTTTGAGCGATTCCGCAAATAAGTCTCGATAGGCTTGTGGGCACGGGGGATTGGTGCGTTCCGCTTTGTCCCAGGCGTAGATGAAGTAGCTGATGCTGTCTGGCGACGGCGGCGGGCCGTCCTGCGTTTGCGTCGTGGCACAGCTGCAGAGCGCCAGAGCGCTAATCAGTAGGAGGGCGATGCGTCCACCAAGCATTTATGTCTCTCTGTCTTTTCCTGCGTTCTAGTTCAATCGACTCAAAATTACGCTGAAGCGGTGATTTTCGCTTTAAAAACCACAGCACGATCCCGATAATCCCGCCCAGCGCCGTTAATATGCCGGCGATCATCAGTAGTTATTTTTTGGAAAACTTGGAAAGAAAATCGACGATCTTTTGCAGGGTTTTTTCCGGCTCATCGCCAGGAATGAACGTGGCAACCGCTGCAATAGCGGCAAGGGCGGCCGTAATTGCACCCAGTGCGCCAAGCCAGTCGATCTTTAGTAGTGCGGGGATGATTGTTTCCATGCCCCTAGCGGGGTGTCAAAAGCTGATGCGACGCTTAATTAGTTCCCAGATTGTGCTAAACACGGCCCCAGATACAAGCGCCACCAGCCACAGCTTTGTCTTAATCGTGTGGGCGTCGCGCTCCATGTTAGTTAGGCGGCCGTGATACTCGCCCAGGCTGGCTTGAGAGCGTTCTAGTAAATCCAGAATTACTGTCTGGCGAGTTTCTATTCTTGCTATCGCTTCTCGAGCTAGAGCCAGTCGTTCGCTCAGCTCCGCTACTTGGTCTGCACTCACTTCCACCAATCTGCTGAGTCGTTAGATACTAGCTTTGTAATGGCCTTTCTTGCTTCTAGTAGGCTTGTAGTGAGGTAAACCGCTGGCTTGCCGTCAATGTAGCCTAACGAGATAAAGCCTTCGTCCAGTAAGTACTGAAGGGCTTTGCAGGCTTGTTCGTCTTTGCTCATTTGCTGGAAGTTCGGCCTGCGTCCTCGGCTGCGGACATATCGGAATATCGCGGAAGGCCGGTGTTCTCGGCTGGCCGTGGAGAGCAGGAGGAGAGCAAGAGGGTTAGTAGGAGGAGCGGCATTTTAACCAACAGAAAGCATTGCATTATGCAACTGCATTCTAGCCACGGTGTTGTTCACTCCAGTTGATGTCGGAGCAACAGTTGAGTTGTTTACGCTTTGAAATTCAAAAAAACGATTGCCAGTTTTTGTGGTTGGGCAACCAGAAAGGGTTAGGATTGGAGTTGTTGGAATAATTAAATCACCGACAGTTGAGGAATTGGGAGCGTAGAAGTTTACATTGCCATCACCAACGTTTTCCAAGACAAACGCCGTGTGCTTTGTTGTTGAATCTGACATTCCATTGGCAAGCGTGGTATAGGAGGTTGGGGTTAAGTATGATGTGTTAAATCCAATGAGTCTTGCTTGTACTATTGAAGATTGCAGAGCAAATTCCACGCCAATCCCATTTGCAGTTAAGCCGTTTGAATTTGCCATAGGAGCATCTGTTGTGTTGCCAGTGCCAGAAAAAACAATTCTTACGGCTGAGTTTGTGGAGTTAATAACTATTTGCCCCAAGCACGAAAATCTGAACTTTTTTGAAAAATCAATGCTTGATTCCCCAGACGAAATGTCTGTGACTATCGGGTCGTAATATCCAATTTTGCCGTGGCCTCCAGCAGATATTCCAGAATCTGTATATATTAAGAATCGAGGTGAATTTGTGTTGCTTGCGATTGAGCTAGTCCCGCTAGTTCTGGCATAAGTTCCGCCATAACCAAAGTTTGTTGCTCTTGTCTTGCCTATTGTATTGAATAAATAAGCATCAAAATTAAATCCTGCTTTAGTAAGTGGCATCGCCTGCTCCTAGCTAACTTCCGTCACCCTAGCCGTGCCAGCCGATGCGAATACTGCGGTATGAGCAAGCGAACACTGTCCCATTGGACATTCCCAATAATCACCCGCTGATAGACGCACTTGATAGGCCACAGTAGTACAAGTCGCACTCGGCGAGATGTGTAGATTGCCCGCTCCCTCATTAAATACTGTTAGCACATCTCTGCCTGCTACTGCCGAGACAAGCGTGGTAGAGGCTGTGGTGCTGGTAAAATTACTATTAGTTACAGTTGTTCCTTGAGCTGAATAAATTGTGACTACGGTGTTAGAAATTGATGCCGTAACAGAACCAATCTGCGCTGTCCCGGCCGCCAAAGCTGGAAGCGAGCCAATAGTGACGCTGTTCCCTACCGTAACGGAGGAGATGCTGATGGGAACTGTTCCGCTGATGCTGGCCGTAACAGAACCGATCTGCGCCGTGCCAGCGGCTAAAGCTGGGAGCGAGCTAACCGTGACTGTGGTGGATGTAAGCGAGACGGGTTGCGTGGCCTGATAAAATGTACCGCTGACGGGCTGGGTCGCCTGCCAGAACGTGCCGGAAACAGGAACTGTGCCAGAGATGGTGACGCTTCCAATTTGTGAAGTGCCTGCAGTAACTGTTACAAAGCCGATGCGGTTGTTGCCTGATGCAATGCTTCCAATCGCAACAGTACCGATATTATTACCTCCAGAGGGCAGGGCATTATTTATTACAACAGGCAAGCTGTTATTAAAATTTTCTGCATAATATTCTAATGAGCTAGATATATTTCCAACATTAATATCGTTGGCAACATTCGCCGTCACCGTGCCAGAGATTGCGGGGAGGGAGCTGACAGTCACTGTGGTGCTGGTGAGGGTAACGCCGTGGGTGGGCACGGATGCGAGCGAGACGGCCTGTGTCGCAGGAAAGTTCCCCACAGTGACTGTCCCAGTAATGGCGGCGCCGACGGTGACGGTCACGTTCTCCAACGCACTCAGGCTGTTCGCGTCCAGCGCTACGGTGACTGTGTTAGCCACGGTGACGGTGGATGAAAGCGCCCCAGACACGACGGGCGCGGATAGTGTGACTACGGTGGGTGTCTCTGTGATCTGTAGATAAATATCGCTCATGGTATTGTTATTCTTGGGCTTAATGTCACAGCACCTTCCAGCAGCCTAGTCGCAATCCCTGCGCTAGTGACCTGAACTAGGTCATACTTGGCCCCGCTGGTAGGCACGAGCAGGCTTGCTGCGGATGTAACGGTAAGGCGTAGCTGGCCACCGGCCGCCGAAACTACGCTAGTACCAATCTGCGTTACCACCGTGCCCCCTGGCATCTGGCGGATCTGGGCGGTAAACGTCCGGCCCGCTAAGCTGATGTAGCCCTGGGTGGCGGTGGTCAAAAACAGATCGCGCGTCCAGTCCGTCCCCTGCTCGATCGTGATGTCGTAGCTGGCGGCCATGGCCTAAACGTCAGGTTCGCGTACCACTTCGCTGGGCACGTTGATGGTAAAGGTATCGGAACTGAAGGTGCCACGGGTAGTCGTCCACTGAATCTCGCCCAGGAGTGATTGGTCGGCATTAGATCCGGCAAGGAGGTTGGCGGCCTGAGCGGAAAGGAGATCGTCGTCTGAGGCGGTGACGGTAATGGCGTAGTAGACGTCGCCAGATACGGTGACGGTGCTCACGGTGGCGGCCGACCAGAAATGGTAGGGCGAGGCGTTGTTTGACGAGCGAACTGCCAGCTTGATGTCTGTTGCCTGTGGGTTGATCCCGGCTGTGCCGTCGTGAAATAGAATTGCAAAGTTGATCGTGTCGCTAGGCCGTAGCTGGGTGGTGCCGTGACGATGGGTGACCGCCCGTGTTCCGAGATTTACCTGAAGATCGGTCAGGTACCAGTAGGAGTTGTCTAACCAAGAAAACATATTACTAGACCCGCCCGATGTCACCGTGACTCCTGCTGTAAGAGTGGTGTAAAGCTGTAGTCTTTGAATATCAGAAATAGGTGAAACTGCTGACTCAAAGTTTCTTTTTTCAATTTCAATCGAATAAGTATCAGTCACAGAAATAACAGAGGCAGCAAAGATTGTCTCAGGATAGCGTGTAACAACTGGGGCGTTGACCATATTAGAAGCAATTTCATTACCCTTCTTATCCTTGATTGAGACTTTCCAAATTTCTGGGATTTCAGTAAGACTAGTTTGTACGCCTGCAACATAAGGAACAAAGACAGGAATGGCGTTTGCCGTGCCATAACTTGTGCATGTTACATAAATGCTGGAACTGCTTTTGGAGACTACCCACGTACCCATCTGCCTAGTGTTACTTCCAAAAACTGTAGTGACGGAAAATACTTCTGTAGCACCGTCCAGTATGGTGGCGTTAAAAGCGCAGGGCACATTTGAAACATTCGCTTCAGAACCTATGTTATTGCGACCTGTTGAAATTGATTGACCATTTAAGGCGAGATTTGCCGGGATAGTGAAATAGTCAGATTGTGCAACAGATGCCCCGCAAGTAGTGGGGCTTGCAGGGAAAACTAGAGTAGTAAAAGAAGAATTAAAAGTTCCACTACAAACAGTTTCGTATCTTGTTCCCGCTGTTGCGCCAGAGATTAAAAAGTAAACGGGTGGCGGTTTTGTAGTTCGGCCATAAGCAGTAGACAAAAAAATCCCGTTTTGATAATCCCCACAGGCAAAAATGGCTTCGCAAGTGAAAGGCATAAAATTACTCGATCACGATCTTGATCTGTTCAGCCTCGCCATAAGGTCGCATGGCGTAGCCCACCCAACCGCGTGCGTCGCCTTGGGTATCAATGACGTCAAAGTTCGCCAGCCTGCCCCGTAGGATAAAGTTGCGGGAGCTGGGTTTGCCTGTTGTTGCACTTGCCCATATCCCATAGGTCATATAGTTCGCATCCATCTGGGTGGCGCTAGTCGCAAGGATCTCCACGCCCATGCCGTGCTTTACCGGCTCACCCGTGACGATCAGTTGCTGTGACAAGATCGGCGTGCTGTTCCAAGTAATGTCAGAAATGTTGCCCGTCTGTATTGCGGGAGAGGCCACGGTGGTGATCGTCCCAACGTCCACAATGCAGTACCACTGGGCAGTGGCATTGGCCGCCTTGCTCTGGACGTTAAGGTTCCATTCTAGCTTGGCCTTTGTTCCAGCTCGAAACAGTTTGTCGTTGATTGGGATTTCAAACAGGCTGGCTTCATACGCCTTAGAATAGAACGTCCGGCCGCTGCTATAGTTGTCGACCTGATAGACAAGGCCACGGGTGCTTTCTGCCCCAATGTAGGCCGTGCCGGAGGGTAGTCTGGCGCCAGGCATAAGACCGATCCGTGGCACGAGGATGTTCAGCCCGGAGGTGTAGGCGCGAACGATGTCGACTGTGGTGACGGTAGGCAATGCGGTGCTGGGCGCTGTGCCAACGGTAACCGATAGCGCTTCCAGTAGTTGCGGAGCCTGAACGGATGGGACGGATCCGATCTGTAGGATTAAATCGGTAGTTGTCCAGGTGCCAAGGCCGTTAGTGAAAAGAACGGATTGACGGGCCGCCACAGGGATCTCGTAAGGCTGCGTGACGCTGGAGCTGGAGCTGATGCCTGTGGCTGGCAGAATATCCTCCACAGCGGCAAGGCGAGTGCCCAAGGAATTAAGTTGATCCTGCAGGGATACCACCTGGGCGATCGTGTGGGTGTGCGCTTGGAACACGCTTGTCGGCCCAGCACTGGAGATCATCACGGCCCAGCCTTGAGTCGGAACTGTGCCAATTAATTTTGTGACAATTATTGACTGACTCGTCGAACTGCTGACAGAAATGTCTCCAACGCCTACGTATGGAGATGTCTGCTGTAGTATAGCCCCACCGGCAACATTTTCCCTAACTGTTACGTGGATCGCTTCTGTTCCAAGATTGTGGGCAATCGTCCACGGGCCAGAGCCGGTCACTACTTTTGTGTAGCTCTGGATGCCTGTAATGACTTGGTCTGTCGTGAAAGGGATGTAGTTGACCGGCTGCGGGGGATTAAGCCAGTTGATTGATTGAGCGGCCGCTAAACCAGTCCACGCACCGTCGGCCTGCACGGTCATGTTCTGTTGGAACACGGTGACGTACTGCACGTTTGGCGTAGCCACTGATCCGTAGTTAATTCCAATTTCGCAAGTCAGCGGGTGCGTAATTTCATAGTCTCCACGTAATGCGGCCAGCATGCCTTGGGTGTTTAGATCCAGGTCAAAGGTAACGTCGCCTTGTGGTGAGATGGGCACAGCCACCGTGAGCAGGCTCTGTGTTGCCCCACTCATAGTTCCGGCAAACTCAATGTCGGCGGTGTAGTTTTGCGGGTTGGTAACTAGGAATGACTCCCCTGCCCCGACGGTGACGCAACCCTTCGTGAGTGCGTCCTGAATCTCGACGGCTCCGTCGTCCTTGTTCAGCAAGGCGGTGCGAGCTGTTCCACGATAGATCTGGTAGCTGGTATCAAACGCAGGCGGTATGTAGAGCCGCTGCACCTCGTTCACATAGACGCCCGTGGTGGCGTCACTGTAGCCTGTGACTACGCGGGTGATGGTAGGAGCTGGCGGAACGATCAGCCCATAAGCGCTAGTGTAAGCCAGCGGGGACTGCATCGGGCGTAACTCTTGGTAGAATGTGTTGTTGGCGGAATAGCTAGTCACCCGGACAAAGCTGTCTGGTACTAGCTCGTTTTGAACGATGGTGATGCCGCTTGTGGTCGTCCAGTTGGCCGTCCTGCCGACGATGTAGGATCCTTGATCTTCCGTGACGCTCCAGCCGGTAGCGGCTGAGATGCTGTTCAAGACGGCGGCCACGCTGGCGGCCGTAGACCCTAGCGTGATGGCGCTGGATGTGACGGCGTTAACCCGCACTTTGAACGTGCCAGCCGTAGGCGCCACATCCACCGGGCCGTAGCTTAGGCGGGCGGAATAGATGGAGGGAGCGGTGACTGTGGTGGTGTTGTTGGATGTCTCGGTAAGGCGCACCGCAAGCGTGAACATATCTCCCTGCACGACTGTGGGCAGAGTAATTGAACCAGGCTCAATCGTGTAGCTGGCCGTTTTCTGGGAAATGTTACCGTAAAGGAGTGTGGCCATGGTTACTTTGCGGGAGGCGTGTCAATCCCTGTCTCCTGCTCCGTAAAGCCCTTAAAGAAGGCTGGATCGAACTGCACGCCGGCAGCTATTGGATACCACGGCCCTGGCTCAGTTAGTTGCAAAACGCCTAGCTTTCGCAGTCTGCGGTTTTCCTCAATGATCTTTTTGCGACGCTCGGCTGATTTGTCGAGGCTCATACGGCGTAGAACTTTCCGTCTAGTTTTCGCTGCTGGTAAAAGTCTAAGGCCAGCTGGGCGAAGAAGTTATTTTCAGCCAGAATGTAATCGATGATAGGCTGGGCTAATCCTGCCGCCAAAGGCACAACCAATCTTATAGGCTCAAACTCTTGGCGCTTCTCGATCTGCTTTGTTGCGTGGACTAAATTGTGATGACAGTTGTATTTAATATAAGGCTGCCATCCAGACAAATCCGTCGGATCTAGCAGTGGCAATACGGGCGACAAGAGATATACGGTGCTTAGGTGAAGTTGATCCAAGTCGCTGTCTACAAATCTCTGAAAGAATATGTCAGCAAAAACTGTTGTTATTTCTAGCGGGACAAATTTCGGCAAAGCGACAACCGTTGGCTCTCGATCCGCTGGAGTTATAAAGCCTGGATTGACGCTAACTAGGGTGGTCAATAGTGTCTGTGAATTTAGGGTAATTGTATTTGTTAGGGATACTCGCGGTTGATTCAGGACTATATCGCAAGCAAGCAAAAGGCGCTGGGTTTCAGCCTTGTCGGTTAGAAGATTTGTTTGGGCATCTGCCACGCCTAGCCTTTTAAAAAAGTCAGGCACCTTCTCAAACACGCCTGTCACGCTGCCACTGTCAGCGTCTCCAGAAATCGATAACGGATCAGCATCAGATCCTATCTTGCGAAAAGAGAGCTTAACCGCAGCCCGCTCATCCAGATAGATGTCGACCCGATCCGTCTTTTTTGGTGCAGGCTTTTTTGCCTCAATGTTTTCCAGCCTTATACGCTCCTGCGAGGCCAGCGGAGCGTCCGAGTATTGCATCGTAATTTTAGCTGGGAATCCGTTGACTAAGCCCGGCAACAAAAACGCCCGCCAGTAGGAGATGTTTGCGATTGGATCGGTATAATAGTCAGCCGTGATTTGCCATGGGTGCGGCCTGCTACCAGCTCCAGTGTAATCGAACTTGATGGGCAGATACTGCTCCACCTTGTGCAGTAGATTTTGCCATAGCCGGGATGTGTATTTCACGCAGGCCAGTAGATCACGCGGTGCGAGCCGTTGTGAACATAGGCACGCACTTGCAGATTGTGAGTGACGAATTGAATGAAGTTATTCTTACGCAAGTAAGCCAGAGGAATTAACCCAGAGGTGGTTTTGTCTTTTGCGGCGTAGTTCGCACTGCCCGTGCGTTGTATTTCGTCAGGCTTTCTCCACACGATCTCGCTGGATTTTAGTTTATAAGTTTCATCAAATACCACTAGAGCACACACTAAAATTGGACGTTCTTCTGGAAGTTTTGCCGGCGGTGCTGGCACGCCATCTGGATCGACGATGTCTTGCAGTTCGCCTGTGCTGGGTTTGATCTGCGGAAGTTTGCCGTTAATGTAGCCCTCGCTAATGCTGAAAAACTTTGTCCCGTTGAATCGCACTTGCAGTGGGGTAGAGATTGTCGGCGGCCGATCCACCATGGAAACTAGAGAGCCGTTCGGAGTTGAGTTAATTAGGACTCGATCGTCTACGGAGACTAGGCGCTGGCTGTCGATCCAAGCGACCAGCTTTTTGAACTTAGGCAGGATCTTGTCGCCCTTGTCCGCCTTAAGCTCGTCGGGGATCATGTGGCCCCTGGTACGGTGCCCTTTTCATACATTCCGTCAGCCACACCCTTAGAATCCAGCAGCACATACTCCTGCACCACTTGCCACGCCTCGCCTTGCCTGCTGACGGCTGGAGCCTGCATCATCCATTTTCTCGGTATTTCTTTTCCGTCCTTATCCTTTTCGCCCCTTGGGATGGGGATGCCCGCTGGCAATTTATCTACGACCCGGCCTGCGGTATCCCAAATGTTAGGATTTACACTTTTCGTAAAGTAGGTGTGACGCAAGGTTAGCGTGACCTCTTTGTAGCGGGTAACTCCAAACATAGGATTAGCTACAGTATTGCCAGATCCTAATCCTCCGCCTGATGTCGGAGTGTAAGTAGGCGGCCATTTTGCAAATCCATCTGGCGTAAAGTACCCGCCAAAATCTACAGAAAGTTTATCGATGCGGGGATGTAGCTCGATCGGCTTGCTTTCAAAAGAACAAAACATTTCAAACGTTCCCTTAACGCCAGACTGCAGCCACACTACCCCGCCCGTCTCGCTTGAGGATGCTTCTGTCATCGCCTCGTAGGTGACGGACTGCTCGTAGGCAGTGTCGTTTATCCTAGTATAACTGATGTTGGTTGCCTGATAGCCGTTTATTTTTGGAGCAGTTTCGAGCTGTGCAAATTGAGTGACAAAATACTTTTTATTGATGGTGGTTTTGCCGGTGGCTTGATAACTTCCGCCACCGCCCAGCATCTCGATGCCAGTGTTTTGCACAGATGCGTTAGCCCCGCCACTTGCGCTGCTGCCCCTAGCCATTAGCTGAATACCCCGGCGTTTTTGATAAGCAGATCCAGCTTATCCAGTACGCCTTGTAGGTCGGGTGGGTTTTCTAGTCTCACAGGTTGCGTGCGTTGTGCCTCCGTGCTGGATGGAATGTCACGATACTGTGATGCTTGTGGCAACATTCCGATCATGCTGTCTGTTGCGGCTTTTGCCCTTGCAAATGAATCCTCGCCAAAACCTCTTTTTGTAAATTCAGATTCTTTTGCTTTTTGCAATTCAAGGGCAAGTTTTTGCGCATTAGTTACATCTGTAAGACTTCCAGTATTTCTAGCCAGATCAGCTGCAGTTCTTGCCCTTTCTTCAAGTAGCTTCATTTCAGCCTGTGGCCCAGCCCTTGCTGCTTCTAAGTCTTGCAGCTGTGGAATTAAATCTGCCTTACGCTTTGCCATCTCCATCTCACGATCCAGACTGCGTTGGCGGTATTTCTCCTCAATGTCGGCCTTCATCTTTTCCGCCTCTTCCTTGCCTTGAACCTGAGCGTCGATTAGGCGTAGTTCATGCTTGGCGGCCGCTTTCTCGCTTTCGGCAAAGGCTTTGTCAGCAGCTTCACGAACTGCAAGCTGCTGCTTTGTATCGATAGGGTTTTTTCCTTTTTCAGTAGAATCTGGGAAAAGCATTTTTTTCAGTTTTTCAGCAACAGACCCAGACTCCCCAGCGGATAGAAACTCCTTAAAGGATTTCATGAATCCAAGCGTTACATCGGCAGCCATGATATTTTTTAAATTAGCAATCTTCTCCATAAAGTCTGCGACTTGAGCCAGTTGCTTTATGTCCTCGTCAGAGGTAAATGTACCCTTGCTTTTTCCAATCTTTTCTAGCTCCTCCCGCGACATGCGAATCAATGGAGCTAGCTGCTCAAATCCACGACCCAGTAGTTTGCTAAGAATCACAAGCTCTTGTCCCGCATACTTTCCAGAGTTAAATGCGTCAGCAACCCTTAAAAATATCTCATCTGCCTTTAATGTTTTAAGATCTTGGATTGTGAGGCCAAGGTTTGTGAAGATATCCAAAAGTTCAGTTGATCCACCACTTGCTGCGTCTTGTGCGTTTTTTCCTAGAAACTTTAAGGATTGTGCAACTTCTTCTAATCCTGCTCCTTCTTGTCCGGCTACGTTGCCAAGCATTTGCAATTTTGTGGCGCTAATATCAAATCGTTTTGAAAGATCATCCAGTCTGTCAGCTAATTCAATTCCTCCCTTAGCAGACTCATAAAGGGCATGTATTCCAATCGCAGCTCCAAGTGCGCCTGCAGCCTTTCCAGCAAAGTTTGAAACCATACTTTCCATGCTTTTTAGCCCAGTAGCAAACCCAGCATGATTGATTCCTACCCTTACCTTGAGTTCGGATCCCATAAACTACCTATTAAATCCTGCGGATCCGGCCTCGTATTCAAGAGCTTTATCGATTGCCTTTTCCATTTTCTCTCTCTGTATGTCAAGAGCCGCCTTCTGTTGCCCAGCGTTTAGGCAGTTGCGAATCCAAGGGACGTGATTGACCATGTCGACGTAGGCGTCTCCGACTGAATTAGAACGATCGATTACTGTGCCAGATCCTTTGTTCCCAGCGTGTCTCTTCACCCACGCTGGAACAGATTGCTGACTTACGCCTTCCACATTTGTTGCAGAACGGCCGCGAGTTCCGCCAAGAATTACGGCACATGATGCCCAGCCAGATTTTGCAATACCAACACGTTTCTGCACTTCTTTAATGTAAGCTTTAAGCGGCCCCATGCCTTGAACAATCATCAAAGGCTTTTGATTCTTTTTAATTCTTGGCCTTCTTGGAATTGGTGCAAGTGCTTCACGATGAGACTGGCCGCCATCAAAGTTTGATATGAAAGCTGAATTAAGCCTGCTTCCAAGGTTTGCAGCACCTTCAGAATGTTGCCTTAAATTTACACGTTGAAGTATCTTGCGAGCCTCATCCAAATTGCCGGATTTAATATAAGAAACAAATCCGCGAGCAGCCTGAACGCTTGTTTTTGCAACATCTCTAAAAACATCCGACGCTGTTTTGTAGACTTTTCTGATATCTCTTTCAATCGCTCCCTCCCCAAGTATTTTGCCCGAAGCATCTTGTCCAGTTGTTGCTTTAGATCCGCCAAAAGGTTGTGTTTGAAAAACAAGATTTACAGCAACCAATCGCGATTGTGAACGAATTACCTCGCCTAAACTTTGTTTTGAATTTCGATAAAAGTGCATCAAGGCGGCGCGAAAATCTGCATCATCCACTTCAAACTGCACCTGACCAGTGGCTTGGCTTAATGCTGTACGATTCACTTCCCCGCCCTCCTGGCTCGAACGGCCTCGATCGCCATCAGCTCACCCTCGGAAAGCAGATCCACAGTGCTACCGTTCTGCATGGCAAACGCTACGTGGTACCAGTACGCCTGCCCGATCGGCATGTTCCATACCTTTGCCTCATCCCAGCCGGTTGCCCCACACACGCCGGAAACGATGGCCAGCGACCAGGGTAAGCCCGTAGCTTCCCGGCCGCTGCTCTGTTTTCTATCCGGCTGCCAGAGCTGGGGCAAAGCGTTAAAATCATCTAGGTAGGCGCGAAACTTAGTCGTCTCAATCAGAAATTCACACCGCCAGCTTCTAAACCAATCCAGCCACAGCCTGCGATCGGATAGATCCGGCAGCTGCGGATACGGCGTCCGACAGATGTTTACCGCAAGCCGCAGATCTCTGGCTGATGGAAACGAGCCTCCGATAAAGTAGGGCGATTGAGCGACCTCAAGATTAAACATGTGCCACAAGGAAAGCGGCAGGAGTGGCAAGCCTAGGACGCGGTGATCCTGACGATTCAGGAATGATTCGGCAAAGTGGCGATTCATCGCCGTCCTATCGATTACGAGGCAAGCGTGCTGTTCGGATTATAGACGCCAGTAACGCTAACCTTGACCACATCGCCGACGGTCTTGGTATAGGATTCGCCCGTCTTTACGTAGCTATTACCGCCAACGGTAAATGCAGCCGGAACGGAAGCGCCAGAGCTAATGCCCTCGATCGACACATTATAACGTGGATTGTAGTAGGTAGTGACGGTAGGTGCGGTGTTGGATGTGCCGGGATCGATAACGATCTCCGTTAGTTCACCAGTGATGCTCAACGAAATAAATTCCTCAATCCCAGTAATGCTTGTTACCCCTGTAAATCCTTTGTATGGCATATAATTTTTTCCTTAGGCGATCGTGCTGAAGGTGACGGCCGTATTGGTAAGCCTGGCAAAATCTGTATTGGATAAGCGGAGTTCTTGGCGGAAAGCTGTGGCGCCAGACACACCAGGGTGAGCAAAAGAATCTGGCAACGTTTCAGTCACCGTTTCCACTCTCTTGTACTTCTTGAAGTGTTTTACTACGGTGCCGTCTGTTCCCGTGATGTAGACGTACTCGTCCGTGTTGCTGATGTTTTGGGAAATTCCAGCCGTCACTCCGTATGTCATCGCCATATTGTCGTTCCTTTACGTGTCAACTGGGCGTGACGAAGGCGGTGAATTTCACCGAATCTTCCATCACCTTGTCGTTGCTCCCAGTGCTTTCTTCGCCCAAGTAGCCGCCCATCAGGATTGCTCCGGCTATGGTCGTCACGGCCGCCAGCTTTGTGTTAAGCCAGTCGAAGTTAGTCCGATGAGCCGTCACCGTGCTGGCCACTTCCAGAGGCGTCATAATAGAACAAGTAAAAGTAACTTTGCGGGTGGTAGCCAGAGATCCTTCCACAACCGGCACGCTGGACTCTGCGTGGACGATGCAGGC